GAAGCGCTGTTACACGCATCACTTTGGCGGTTAATCGTGCTTTTCAAAGTTCATCGGGCGAAAGAGAAGCTGATTTCGTAAGTTGTGTAGCTTGGAGAAAGCAGGCCGAAAACGTAGCAAACTTTTTGAAAAAAGGAAGTCTAGCAGGTGTTGATGGTCGTATTCAGACCGGCAGCTTCGAGGGACAAGACGGGAAGCGTGTCTATACGACTGAGGTTGTAGCGGATAGTACGCAGTTCCTTGAACCTCGTAATGATTCTAACGAAAATAGGTTAGGAACTGGCAACGCGCCTTATTCAGGTGATCCACAGTCAAGCCAGCAATATCAACAACCTAATCAACAAAATTATGCACGAGCCGACAACGATCCGTACTCAACTGGTGGTTTTCCGGCTCAAGTCGAGGATGATGATCTCCCGTTCTAACAAATGTTTGCTGATTATGTAAGAAAGGATTTGATGGTGTGACGCTTACAAAGAAGCGGAGAGAAAGGCATGCTATGCGTTGGAATCGCATCGAAGCCTATGCAGAGATTGATAGGTTAGACAAAGAGCGATGTAACAATTGCAGTGGCTTTCTCGGACCGAACGCGTCTGTAAAAGAATATCAATGCAAATGTTCCGCTGCAGTGAAAATTCGTGAAATAGGAAAATATTTATAAGGAGCAAAACGACATGACTATTTTTTTTATCATCGCGACTGTAGCGATTTCCATTATGTTTTATCGGCTTGGTAGAAAAAACGGTTATACCGACGGAGCAAGTGTTGGTTACGATTACGGTTGGGTGGATGGTATCTATCGGGGGCGGAATTCGATAAAAAGAAAATGAAAGGATGATAGAAAGTGGACCAAATGACGCTAGTTGATTTTTTGGAAATGGATCCTGTATGCACTGGTGAATTGATATGTTGCTCCCTAAGTCAGGGCTATCATTGGTTAAAGATTACGACTGGACATACGCCTGCTGATTTCAAACAATACATTGATTTTGAACTTGATGGATTTGAGAATCTGTACCAAGGAACAGCCGTGAAGGATGATTTGATTTCGGCGTTTGGTGGGGCAGTTAAAATTATTCCATATTCGTAGTTGATACAAAAGATGTAGGAAGGATGGTGCTATAAATGCCGATAAAGTTGTTGTCGCTTTATGGTGGCATAGGCGCGGATATCAAAGCAGCTAAACGCCGAGGCGTAAAAGTGAAAACGATAGATTACGTGGAATGGGCAGCAAATCGGGTGAAGGCATATAACGCAATGAATCCTTTCAGTTATGAAACACAAGATGTTCGCACATGGGATTTAAAGGCAGACATTTTAGTTCACGGTAGCCCGTGCCAAGACAATTCGGCCGCTAACCACAATGATGACGAAGGGCGTTCTGAATTACTGCTTGAAACGATTCGGATTATCAAAGAGATGGGAGAATGGCGTCCGAAGTTTGTGATATGGGAAAACGTAAAGGGTGCGCTATTTAAGAAGAAGCGCCCAATCTTCGAAAAGTATTTACGAGAATTGGAGGCGTTGGGATACACCAATTCATTCAAGGTCGAAAACGCTATGGACTACGGTCTACCGCAGACTAGAGAGCGAGTGTTTTGTATATCGATTTTGGGAAATGAAGTATTTGATTTCAACAAGATGAAGAAACGGCCGCTACGTCCAATGAGTGAATTTCGGCAACCGGAAAGCGAAATCGAAGACATAGAAAAGTATGTGGTGAAAATACCATCTATGTTGAATCGTTTAGAAGATTTAGCGACTGCGGAAGAAATTGAAAGCAACAAATCGAAATTTCGTTATGTGAAAACAATTGTCGATGTCTGCAATACGATTACCGAGCGACCGGATCGTTGTCCTGCTGCTGGTGTATTCAAAATGGAAGACGGTCGGTACAGATATCCGACTGAGCGCGAGTGGTGGCGGTTGATGGACTTCGATGATGACGACTTTGATTTAATGTTGGATGTATTTCCAATCAAACCGAACAATCGAAGCGCCACGCTTTATGCGCTTGCTGGTAACAGCATTGCTGTATGTGTTCTTGAAGCGATATTTGAAGTTATTCTTTCGGGTGATTACTCAACAAATTTCACATCAGATAAAGACGGGCAATTACAGTTGATTTGCTGAACAGTAAGTCCATAAAGCGACATAAGGAGGAGGTAACTTGAAATTGAAAAAAGGTTACACAAACAGAGGTTTTGGACATATCGAATTTATAGATAGATATGGCGATAAATGTAGCTTACAAAAATCATCACTTGCAACAGAGGATGCAATTTGGTTCGGGATTGATGATGCAAGTCCAAAGATAATGGCTTCTAAAACAATGGAAGGTGGAACTGGTTGGGTTCCGTATGAGATACCTAAAGATGTTCTTTTGACAACGAGAATGCATTTGACACAAGAGCAAGTAAAAGAGCTGTTACCCATACTCCAGGAGTTCGCAGAAACAGGTGAATTACCCATATAGAATATGTCACAGTTCAACTAAATAACGCAGTAAGGAAGGGGTGGTGAAATGGCTTACAAGATCCCGAAATGTAATTGCGGAGCAGTATTAGTTTATTCAGATTCAATTACCCAAGAACGATTTTATAAAATCAAAAGTGATGGAACGCCTTTTAAAAATCCCGTAAAAACTTGTAACAGTGATTTACAACATTCGAATCTGTATTGCCGAAAATGTAGGACCACTTATGCGATTGACAGCTATTCAGTTGGGCCAATTTTACGTGGTGGTCTGATTAGCAGTACGAAGATCAAATAAACATGGGATGAGGGAATCGAAATGATAACGATAATGGACGTCGCGCTATTGGCATTTGCTGTTGCCGGATTATTATCCGGTATCAAGGTAATTGATTTACAGAAACGGATTAAGCGGTTGGAAAAAGAAAATGATTAACCTTAATTAATGCAAAAAAAGACAGGTTTGTTACTGTCTTTTTTATGCATTTCAAGATTACTTTGAGGAGGAGACATATATGCAACTAGAATTCAATTTACCGGCAATCGATAGAGATGAAACCAAGAGAGCTGTTGAATCGATATTAGAGAGATACCGATTGTATGCATTGCAAGTCAGCTTGGATCGCTTACCCGCAATCACGGCTAAATATTCGCTAATGCCTTTTTCAAATAGTTTACCGGGGTCATCAACAGAGTCAGCTGCTATCGCAAACGTTGACTATGAGCAGGAGCGCGGCAAATTCATTGAATGGGTTGCCCGTGCGGTAAACCGTTTAACTTATGTGGAGCGCTCAGTTATCGTCATGCGCTATTTGTCTGATGAAGAACTGTATGATTACGAGGTGTATTCGGAATTGAATATGTCTGAAAGAAAGTATTACAGAATCAAGTCACGAATATTTTATAAGTTAGCCTTTGCTTTAAAAGTAGAAGTTTATGAGGAGGTAGCTATTTCATGAACTACGTACATCCTGTGCGAGACACCGACCAGATAGCTGAGATGAAAAAATACTTGCAAAGAAAATCCGAACGCGATTACATGCTGTTTGTCACTGGTATTAACAGTGGTCTTCGTATTTCCGACTTATTGCCATTGAGAGTTAAGGATGCTAAGAAAACATATTTTGACCTTCGTGAGCAAAAAACGCGGAAGCAGAAACGAATTGAGATGACACCGGGACTTAGGAGGGAATTGAAAAAGTATATAGATGGAAGGGAAGATGATGAATACTTGTTTAAGAGTCGGGAAGGCCTGAACAAGCCGATTAGCCGTAGCATGGCATATAAGATACTAAGGGAAGCAGCTGACTATGTTGGACTGGATGGAGTGGGTACGCATACGTTACGGAAGACATTCGGTTACCATTTCTACAAGAGGCATAAAGACGTGGCATTGTTAATGGAGATATTTAATCACTCAGATGAAAAGATCACGTTACGTTACATTGGGGTTAACCAAGATTCAATGGATAGAGCTATGAAAGATTTCAAGATATGATCCATCTAACTTAATTGTTGGATGGATTTTTTATTTGTCCAATTTGACCAGGTAAAGAATCAATAACAAATATCTTTTCGTTTCCACCCTTATCAGATAGCCATAAAAAACACTTGTGTAACTCAAAATAGCCAATAGGAGTTAGAACAGTGGCATCAAGGGATTCAGCGGTTTCATGAGTTACCCAGTTTATAAGATATGAGTAAGTCGTGTATAATTACAGGTAAATGAAAATAATTGGACAAATAGATGATTCTCTATAAAAGAAAAGAGGGATAAAATTGGATTATAGATTCCGAAATCCGATGCAAGAGATGCAGACCGCACTAAACGCAGCACAAATAAGTTGGCCATTACAAGAGATGCAGACCGCAATAAAAGCATCGCAAATCAGTATGCCAATACAAGAGATGCAGACCGCAATAAAAGCATCGCAAATCAGCATGCCATTACAAGAGATCCAGACCGCAATAAAAGCAATGATTTTGCCAATACAAGAGATGCAGATCTCACTAAAAGCATCGCAAATAAGTTTGCCATTACAAGAGATCCAGACCGCAATAAAAGCACAAATGATTTTGCCAATACAGGAGATGCAGACCGCAATAAAAGCATCGCAAATCAGCATGCCATTACAAGAGATCCAGACCGCAATAAAAGCACAAATGATTTTGTCGATACAGGAGATGCAGACCGCACTAAAAGCATCGCAAATCAGTTGGCCAGTTCAAGAGATTCGGGAGTCGTTACATCATTCTATTTTTTCATTAACACCTAAACAATCAAAAGAATTTTACGAAACTGTTACAGACTTTGTAGAAGAAACTCCTATTGTAAAACCTTTTCTATCAGAGCAGAATAATGATGTATGCGTTATTTCAAATGAGGAATTAAAGACAAGATGCTACAGGTTAGCTGTTGGATTTATCTCAGTATTGATTGGGACTACATTAGATGTAGCGACAATTCAAAACATTATTTCTAACTTATATATTTATATTGGTTTATTGGCGGGTGTAAAGACGCTTTCAAATGAGAAAGAAGAAAAAGTGGAGCATCATCACCATTATCATATTTCCGTTCAAGATGAATCAGAGGTTGTAGAGGTAGTACGTAAAATAAAAAATGATATAAAATGATTGGTTGATTGATTAATTAATATGGCTAATTTAAAAGTGGCAGACTTCTGGCAGGATTGTGGCAGTAGATTTCAGAAATAGAGTGATATTCTATTAGTGTGGATACATTGGTTAGTAGCCATATAGATTTCCTCCCTTTCAGTTGAGCAGCTGATTGTAGTTGCTCTTTTTATTAATGGAAACAAATGTTCTGTTTGTGTGTTATAATAAACCTCGAAAGAACATGATGGAGGGATTGCAATGAAAGTAAATGATATGGATAAATATGAACTGACCGAAGCAATTAATAAGGCTAAAGAGATTCTTGCTAATCCAAAAACCAACTTTCATTATTGTGGTTCAGGTAGCGATATTATATTACAGGCTGTAGAAGAGATTAATAATCCACCAACAGATGATGATGGTTATGTTCATAAATTTTATTTACAAGAAGGAACCAAGTCTTTAATTGAGGTGTTAACGGGCGATACAAAATAATCAATACATAAAAGTCTGCATCCAATCGGGTGTAGGCTTTTTATTATGAAACTTTTCCCATGGATATTCGTAAGTAAGTGAAGGGGGAATATTTATGTGGCAAACTATAAAGAGAGTATATAATCGTTTGAGTTTAATAATACTTGCGATAGCATTAATTTTCTTTTTATTCTTTTCAATCTTCACATTAATAGTTGAAGGTTTCAAAGGAAAACCAGATTCAATAACCATGATTACAATTTATGCTATTATTTTATCATTTCCAGGCATGGTCAATTCATTGGGCGATGAGTTTAATCCGAAAAAGAAAACTTATAAATTATCTTGTCGTTGTCCAAAATGTAAGTATTTAATTCAAATGGATATGAAAGAGGAATAAAAATACATAATTTAAGACATTTCATATTAGGTGCTTCTGGTAATGTCGAATTATGTTCGTGACAATCATTTCCATTCAATCTATGATTGGTGTGAAGGAGGTGTAATTAATGGATTATCCAACTAAATTAGAATTAATGTTAAAAGATTCCAGTGAAGTAATAAAAGAATTTAATATTAAAACTTCTTCCTCAACGAAGATAGAAGAATTGCTTTTAAAGGTTCAAACAAGTAATAAAACAAACAAAGTAATTAATGAAACATTGGTCAAGCTAGAAGAAATGGAAGTAAGTATTTTCGATAAAGCGAAACACAATGTCATACTAAATGCATATAGAAACATCACGCAAATAATTGGTGAAATAAATGAGATTGTCAGCAAAGACCCACTTAAGTTTAGTTCTGATGAAGTTAAAGAATTGATGGATAAAATAAAATTTTAATATTGCAAGTCACATCCAAACGGGTGTGGCTTTTTATTATGCATTTACAATGAGTAGAGAGCATCACGAACCGTCGATAGAGTGGTAATTACTAACTCAGTATCTAAGGTGTAGTGCGCTCTATTGATTGTAAATAATATTTCTGCATAAAAGGTGGTGGTGTAATGGAATTGATATTGTATTTCCTTATTTATTGTTTAGGAATATTTTTATCGTTAGATATTAATACATTACTTTCTATACCATTTGTCGTGGCATTCATTTTCATAATAATAAAAACAATCGATTATCTTCTTGAAAGGAAGTGATCCATCATCTGGGTTGATTGTTCCCTTATGCAATCGATAGGAGTGATTGTATGAAAGCTGAATACAAAACCAAAGAACAACAGAAGAAGTTCTATAACTCTGCTGCATGGAAGGGCAAGCAAGGCATACGACGACAAGCATTGAAGCGTGACAACTGGGAGTGCCAGGAGTGTAAGAGAGCAGGGCGTGTTCACGTTGACTCGACGAAGGTTGAGGGTGAACGCAAGAGTGTACAACTAAACGTCCACCACATCATGGAGTTAGAAGAACATCCAGAGTTAGCTTTAAAGTTAAGCAACGTCACGACGGTCTGTCTGTTCCATCACAACGAGATACACAAAAGATTTTACGGCAGTAGAAAGATGGATGAGTGGCGGGATGAAAAGTGGTAAATTATATTACATTATTTCTAATATAATTGGGAAAATAATTTAAAATAATATTTTATTTATTTTATCCCCCCCAGAAAATATTTTGGTTTTTTTAAAAAAAGCGGTAGACCGTGTAGGGTCTCTTTTCACCAGATTTATTGGAGTTTTTGCGCGTAATACTATTTTGGAACTATTTGTAAAACGGGAGGAGGGAAAACGATGGCGAACACCCCTAGAGATAAGCTGAGAAATAGAATCGAAAAAGACTTGAAGAAACAGCTGAAGGAGAAGGAAATAACCGGGAGTCATTATATTGACATGATGCAGGATTACCTCTCCTTGTGGGATTTAAAATGCAGTCTTATTGAGGACATTGAAGATACCGGAATACAGGTATCTGGAATGCATGGTCCAAAATCGAATCCCTCCATCAACGATTTACATAAAACAAACGATAGGATGTTGAAGGTCTTAGACGCTCTAGGATTAAAAGCGAATCCGGTTGAACCTGTAGTTCCAGGGAAAAAGAAGTCCGCTGCTGATCTCATATGATTAGCAATCAGTACGTAGATGAGTATATTGACCAATATAAAACAGGCAAGATCAAGCTAAATGAAGAGCGCATCATGCTGATTGACTACTTGGAAAAATACGTATTGGTACGGGATGATATATACTTCGACGATAAGATGATTGAGAACTTTATTAAATTCTCTGAGCGGTGGTATTTTCTTTTATCTCCATTCCAAAAATTTTTAGCTGCATTTGTATTCTTACTCTACGAAGAAGATAATTCGGTTTTCTACGAACAGCATCTCTGGCTGATGGCGAGGGGAGCAGGAAAGAACGGTTTGATTTCTGCATTGGGCCACTTCTTTATTAGCCCACTCCACGGAATCCAGAAATACAATATATCAATCGTGGCAAATAGTGAACTGCAAGCGAAAACGTCATTCAGAGAAATTTATGAAGCTATCGAGACGAATGAAATATTAGGAGAAATGTTTTACCCCACTAAAGTAGAAATATTGGGTAATGACACAAAAAGTGTTCTCCAATATCACACTTCTAATGCGGGATCTAAAGATGGATTGCGTGATGGTGCGGTAATCTATGATGAAATTCACAGATATGAAAATTCAGATGTCGTAAACGTATTCTCTAGTGGGCTTGGTAAAGTGCCCAATGCTAGGGAATTTTTTATTGGAACAGACGGCTTCGTTCGTGAAGGCTTCCTAGATAAGTTGAAAGAACGGGCCGTGAATATTCTCGAGGGAAAAGACTTAGAAGATCCTCTTTTCCCTTTCATTTGCAAAATCGACGAACCGGAAGAAATCGATAATCCAGAAATGTGGGAGAAAGCCAATCCGATGTTTAGCGAACCCAGAAGCTTTTACGCAAAAGGTTTGTTCAAAAAAGTACGGACACAATGGCGGCAGCTGGGTAACAATCCATCGAACCGAGAAGAGTTCATGACGAAGCGGATGAACTATCCAGAAGTCGATTTAAACAAGACGGTGGCGTCGTGGGAAGACATTCTTGCTACAAACAGACCTTTCCCGGAATTGAAGCACAGGACAGCGGTTGGTGGATTAGACTTCGCTAGCATCAAAGACTTTGCTTCAGTAGGATTACTTTTTAAAGTTGGTGAGGATTATGTGTGGAAGACACATTCATTTGTTCGCAAAGGTTTTTTGGACACAGCGAAATTAAAGGCGCCGATAAAAGATTGGGAGAAAGATGAGCTGTTGACCGTTGTGGACGAGCCTGTAATTAACATTCAACACATCGTTAATTGGTTTGTAGAAATGCGTGAAATATACGGCGTCAACACGATTGTAGCTGATACATTCCGGTTGGATTTAGTAAAGTCAGCTCTGGAAGCAGAAGGTTTTATCTTGTTATATATCCGCAATCCTAAAGCAATACATTCTCTCTTAGCTCCGCGAGTGGAAACGATGTTTGCGAATCATAACATTATTTACGGAGACAACCCATTGATGCGCTGGTACACAAATAACGTATATGTTCACATCAAGAAGGACGGCAACAAGGAGTATTTGAAGAAGGATGAATTCAGGCGGAAAACGGACGGATTTCAAGCGTTCATTCACGCACTTTGGCAAGCAGATAATCTACTGGAAGAAGAATTAGATTTCTTCATTGCAGATATAAAGTTTTAATAAGGAGGTGATAATTTGGGCTTACTAGATGCAATCTTCAAACGAAATAGTGAACTAGGTTATATGTTCGACGTAGAACTGTTTCAAGGGGCTTCTAACCGAGCACATATGAAGCGATTAGTAATTGACACATGCATATCGTTTCTAGGGCGCACTATCAGTCAGTCGGAGTTTCGCGTAAGAAATGGTGACACATTTGAAAAAAACGAACTCTATTACCGTCTGAATGTCAGGCCAAGCAAAAATACAACCGCAAGTACATTCTGGCAAACGTTCGTTTATAAATTATTTTACGACAATGAGTGCTTAATCATTCAAGCTGATGACGGTGATCTGTTGATAGCGGATGATTTTACGCACAATGAGTATGCCGTATACGATGATATATTTTCGAATGTAATCGTTAAAGATTTCGAATTTAAAAGAACCTTCAAACAAAGTGAAGTTATCCATTTGAAATATAGCAATGAAAGTCTAGCTCCATTGATAGACGGACTATTTAAGGACTATGGCGATCTCTTCGGCAGAATACTAACCTCACAAAAACGAAAGAACCAGATTCGTGGAACCGTGGATATGGATATGCTATCAGCTAAATCATCGGAACATCAATCCAAGCTTCAAGAGTTTATTAACAATATGTATAAGGCTATCGGTAAAAATGATGTTGCCATTATTCCGCAACAGCCGGGCTTTAAATATACGGAAATGACGAATGGTGGTTCTGGCGGGCAAAGTGTGGATGAAATCAACAAAGTGACGAATGGCTTTTTAAGTCAAGTAGCTATGGCTATCGGTATTCCTGTCAGTTTGCTTCATGGTGACATGGCAGATGTGGAAAAGCAAACGAAGAACTATATGTTCTTCACCGTTTCACCTTTACTAAAAAAGATTATGGATGAAGCAAACGTTAAATTTTTCACAGAGAAAGAGTTTCTCGATGGTCAATGTATCGATATCCGAAAGGCGTCCTATCGTGATGTTTTCGACTTGGCGACCTCTGCTGATAAATTGCGTGCATCTGGGATCATGAATGGCAACGAGTTACGTACAGAACTTGGACTGGAAACAGTTGATGATGAAATGATGAACGCTTATGTAATGACTAAGAACTATCAAGATGGTTCAGAGGCTTTGAAAGGAGGTGAGAACGAGTGAAGAAAATCAATATTAAAGGTGCCATCATTCCAAATGATGACAAGTGGATATATGAGTTATTTGAATACGATCATACCTGCCCAAATGACGTGATGAATGTATTGAACGAACTGAATGGCGAACCTGTGCAAGTAACCATTAACAGTGGTGGTGGTTCAGTTTATGATGCTAGCGAAATTTACGCAGAATTGAAAGACTATCCAGGGAATGTTGAAGTGCGTATCGTCGGACTTGCCGCATCTGCTGCATCAGTCATTTCAATGGCTGGTGATACGGTGAGGATCTCACCCACTGCAGAAATAATGATTCACAATGCTGCTATGTTGGCATGGGGCGATCACAAAGATATGGACAAGGCTTCCGAAATGCTGAAAATTACTAACAAGTCTGTTTCAGCCGCTTACCGACATAAGACGGGATTATCTGAGGATGAATTACTTTCGCTCATGGAAGAAGAAACTTGGATGACTGCTGAAATTGCAAAGGAAAAAGGTTTTGTAGATGAAATCATGTTTGACAATACGAAAGCACAAATGGTTGCCAGTGCGCCGGGTGCGCTACCTCAACAAGTTGTCAATAAAATTCGCGCTGACAAGATGAAGCAACCACAGACTGTGACGATGGACGAAATTCAAGTATTGATGAACGATATGAAAACCCAAATCGTAAACGAATTAAACGAACCTAAAGAGCCGGAACAGAAAACCGCGAAAGCGAATCTGTCACGACTCTTTTTAAATTTATAAAAAAACAGGAGGCTACAAATTATGGTTATTAAATTTAACAAGACAGAACAATTCGCTGAGGCAAAGAATAAATTAGCAGCTACTCTTTCCAATGCAGAATCTACGGAAGCGCAACAAAATGAAGCGTTACAGAATTACTTCGATGTACTTCAATCAGAGGTTTCAAACGCAGTGCAACAGCAGGTGAACAACGACATGACAGACCGCTCAATCCTTTCTTCGCGTGGTCAAAACGTTCTTACTTCTGACGAAACGAAGTTCTTTAATGCTGTTGTTATAGAAGGTGGATTCACTGAAGACTCAATTCTCCCTGTAACGACTCAGGAACGTGTATTTGAGGACTTGGTTGAAGCGCATCCACTACTTGATGCAATCGGCTTGCAGAACCTTGGAGCAGTCACGCGATACATTACGTCTGATCCAACTAAAGCATTCGCATGGGGTCCTTTGTTCGGTGAAATTAAAGGTCAAGTCAATGCAGCATTCGGTGAAGAAACAATCACTTCTCTTAAATTGACAGCATTTGCAGTCGTGCCGAACGATATGTTGGAACTTGGTCCAGTATGGGTTGAGCGCTTCACACGCACATTACTAGTAGAAAGCTATTTTCGAAGTTTTGCAAACCATGAACCATGACTTTTTTTCCGGGAACAAAACCAATTTCACTACCGCCTCTTACTAATCTGTGACCATGCTCAATTAAATGGGCATGTGGGGCGCTGTTAATA